AAATAGACGAATGTAAAGGCCTAATTTGATAAAGATTTGATAAAGGAAAAACCCCTAGAATCTAGGGGAATTCCTGAGCATTTCAAGCCTAGCGACCTGTTCAGCGAGCCGATTCAGCGTTTTAGCCCTAAGAATTGGATCTTCTCGCAAAGCCCGAACTAGCTCACTTAACTCCATGATGTTGGATTGAAGAACGCTAATTGCCTGTTCCAGTTCTAGAGATTCCATCTGCCTTACCTTTGATTGCTTCCAGAATACTAGACGGAACTTTATTTTGTTTCGCTTCATTGTAAAGGGAACGCAAGCCTTCAAGATCCGAAATGTTCTCCAAGGCCGCCATCCAATTCTTTCCAGGATTCACGCCACGATTGACTTTGTTCATTTCTTCACGAGTCACTCTTTTATCTCCCGAATAATTTGCATTCGCTAGACACCTACCGATTGCCGAAGTTTCTGCATTCTCTAAGGCTGAAGTTTTGTTGGCCATACCTGCACCATCAATTTCAAAAGCCAACCCGGTCGCTTTTGGTAATCCCCGAGCCTGATCTTCTGAAGAAAGATAAACCCAAGCTTGCACAACCCAAGTCAAGATTGCTCTATCATGTGCCTGAGTTATGTTCTTAGTAATAATTCTTCCGTCTGGAAAATCTCTGTAGAAGCGTGCAATTCTTTCAGCAACAGTTTCATAATCTGCAGGATTGAAGTGAGCCATTAGTTATCTCCTTGGTCTAAAACTCTAACTTGAACATTATCGCCAAGAATAATCCATGAATCTAGACCAGCGACCTGAATCCAAATCTTGTTTGAATACTTCTGCACTGCAGTAATTTCACCGAAAACATTAGTTTCACTGGCTTCTTCATTCTTTATTTCTACATCCACAACATTGCCTAAAAGCAATTCGGATCCTTTTATTTTGTCTTTCATTATTTCTTTACTTTCTTGATTGTAAGGAATGGCAACCCACCTGCTCGCTGAGATAGAGAGCAACAGACAACGCCATCAATTGTTCCGTTCTTTGCACCATTCAAAGCTGCAATAGTTCTTGACTTCATTTCCCGAAGGAACGCTTCGGCTTCATCCAATTTTGCTTGAGCATTGAACAATTCAATTCCTAACTGACCTAATTCTTCATCTCTAACTTCAATGTCTGGAGATAAAGCTTTAGCAGTTTCATATGTTGATTCAGAGCCATCCCAGTCAGGTTGAACATCCCGAAGGACATTTTCCCTAAACCATTTCACCTGCTGAATCATGGCATCCCATTCAAAGTCATCCCAAAGCAATTCATACTCTTTGTAGCGACCTGCATTGACCACAGCGAAAACTGTTTTCTTCAATCCAAAGACATGCATATACCAAAACACTTGAGCCTTGTAATTCTCAGGAATTGAATCCCAGAAAGTGGCTGTATGTTTTATCTCCAGGATATAGGCATCGCCATTTTCATCTAAGCAAATTCCATCTGGATTAGCGTGCATCCATTCATTGTCTTTAGAAGCATAAGTTCCCACTTCAAGGACAACATGATTTGGATGTTGCTCTTTATAGAGCTCACGAATTGCAGGTTCAACTAACTGCCCAAGTCGCATTGCAGTATTGCCGATTTTCGGTCTTTCAATCTTGCCAGTCTTCTCAGCCCACAAAGTCATTGCAGAAGTAAAAGGAGAAAGGCCAAGGATTGCACCGATTTCTGATCCTGAAATGACTCCGACCTGATTTCTCAAGGCGTGCCATTCAGGGCTGTTGTTTTCATAATCTCCAAGAAATACAGCGTTTTCAAGGATTTGAGTCAATTTAGCGTTTTTCATATCTAAACTATAGTTATGACCACCGACAAAGCAACACAGGAACGCCTGACCATAAATTTGAACGAAGCCATCTTGGACAATGGTGGCGTTGAATGTGAGCAAGTCCCAGAGATTTTCTTTCCAGAAGATTTCAGGGCTAAAAGTAAAGGCCAAGATTTAGAGATGGCAAAACTTGCTGAAGAAACTGCCAGAGAGATTTGCTTGAGATGCCCAGTAATGGGCAAGTGCCTGCAAGTCGGCATGTATGAAGATTACGGAATTTGGGGTGGATCCACGCCAGAGCAAAGAAGGCGAATCAGAAAGCAAGCAGAGCTTTAGTCCAAATAAGCCTTAGAACGCCTTTTAGCGACCTTCAAGCCCAAATGCGAGTATCTGTCTTACTTCTTATCTTCAGTCTGCTCTTTAGCCCTTTGAATCGCATCTGAAGCACCTTTAGCGACATCAGCCCGAGTTGCTTTACCAGTAGTTGCGATTGCATAACCCAAAGCTCCAAGAACTCCAAGCATCAAAGTTCCCCAAGCGACAGCCACGCCATTTATCCAACTGCCAGTCAGAGCCGCACCAACACCTGCAGAGCCGCCAAGAATAAATAGGAAGATGCCGAAGCCACGCCAAGCAAGCTCAGCGACAACTCCTAGGACTGCTTTGAATCTAGATACCAGAATTTCTTTCATTATTTCGCTTTCAGATTAGCAAGGATGTGCTTCAAAGGGTCAATCAAATCTTCATAAGCGGCCAAATGGATTTTAGGGTTGCTCCAGGACTTGTTGGCTTTACCGATAGACAAATGTAAATGTGCTCCAGTTGAAGCAGATCCTGACGGAGTATTTCTGCCACCACCAACTTTGCCGATAACATCACCCATTTTGACTTTAGAATCTTTCTTCAAAGGGCTTTGTTCTGCCAAGTGAGCATAAAGAATAAAGTGGCCGTCCTTTGCGGAATGAACAAGAAACCATCCAAGGACATCTGACCATTCATTTATGAAAACAGTTCCGTCAGTGATTGCAGGAATCGGAGACTTTTCTTTAGGACTCCAGTCCTGCCCACGATGTGGCCTTCCATTGCGGTAAGGTGCAAGATTTCCAAACTCGTCATTGCGAGTCTTGGCAGGAAAAGGTTCACGATAAATTGCAGTCATGCAATCAATTCTACTGAAAGGTTAGAATCCTAATCCTTTGGTGATTGCCAGAATTAGCAGGCTGGTGATAACTGCAGTGATAAGTGCAGGCATCCAAGCGTTTCTGTTGATTTGCTTTTCAAGCTCACGAATCCGATTTTCATGATCTCTGGAAGATTCAAGAATCTGAATACTGTTGGCTTTTAGAATCTCTATGTCCCGAACTATCTGCAGAAGTAAAGTCTGATTAGTCGGCTTAGTCGGCTCACTCACTTGCAGTCATCTCCACGCCACAGAAGCAACAAATAACAGGAATGCCGTCTGGGTGTGGATAATGCTTTTCATTCCCCATAGGACACTCAGAAGTTTTGCAAGAAATCATTTCCATCCTTAACCTGACGCAGTTCCTGCAGTCATTTGCACAGCAAAACCTGAAACTTGGCAGGCAGCTGAAGTAGCATTACCATTATTTCGCAAACCAATAGTAACTGTGCCAGAAGTAACCGATGAAACATAGGCAGTCAAATATTGATCGCTAGAAGATACTGTTACAAGCGGTGCAACGCTAAACCTAGAAACAGGAAAAGCAACTGCAGTAGTAACAGAAGTGTTAATTGCAATAGTCCCAGTCTGTGTATAACGAAACGCTGATGAAGCGTATGGGAGCTTATCAAAATTACCATTCAATGTTGAAGCTGTAAGAACTTCACCAATAGTCCAAACTTTAGTGCCTGCCATTTATTTTCTCCTAAACCATTATTTTATCTAAGCCAAAGTATCTGTATCTAAAATACCAAGAAAAGTTGAATCTAGCCTAAAAGGGAGATTGTCCAGTGAAGCCAAATTGAAGGTGATTGCATCTCTTTCAGGATCAGAATTAGAGCTCATACCTAAGACTTGATAATACTTATCAACATTCGCACCAGTAGCAGAAGGCTGAAAAGCGACCCTAATAACATCACGAATCTCAATAGCCAAAACAATGTTTTGTTGAGCAGTTGTTAAAGCTTCTAAAGCGACAGTCATCTGTTCAGCCCGATACTCTGGCAACCTAAATTCACCCAAGAAGGCTGAAGCAATCTCTGCAGGCTTAGTCAAAGAAGTTGTGAGATTATCGGTTTGGCTATATCCCCGAAGCCCATACAAAGATTGACTTGCTGAATCTTCAGCAACTGCAGTTGCATTTATGCCAACAACTTGAATTTCATTGTAGAGCTGTTCCGAAGCGTAAAGAATTCGCAAATCAGTAAATGGAATTCCTGTGCCATTGAAAATTGATTGAGCATTTCCAGCGGCAAAACTATAAACTGCAGGAGCAGTGATTGCTGAAGCAACGCTAGTGAGAAGCCCTGATTGACTTTCTCTAGGCACGCCAGCCCAAGCAATTTCATAAGCAGTAGAAGCAGATCCTGAATAGGCGTAAGGGTTGTAATCTCCGTCAAAATAATTGACGCTTGTTCCTGCAGGCTCAATAATAAAACCATCGCCAATAACGCTGTAAGTGCTTCCACCTGAAATCGTTGCGTAAGCAGAAACACCACCAACAGTAGCTGTCGCATCTGCAACTTTAGTGATTGTAAAAGCATTCCATGCTGTTGAAGATGGTGAAGAAATAACTGTTGAAGCCGCAGTTCCTTCAGCCTGACCCTCTGTGTCTAAAGTGAAAAGACTAATATCAAAGTTTCCAGCAACGCCACGAATCAACCCAGCAAAAGTATATGTTCCACCAGTATTCAAATACCTAGTCGGATTGTAATCTTCATAAACAAAACCAACATAACTATCAGTAGGCACAAAAGGATCGGCAACAGTTCCACCACGCCAAACAAAACCACCATAAGCACTCAGAGTTGCAGTAGCTTGAGTTCCAATCAAAGTCCAGCCTGTGCGTGGCACACCCGAAACTTGAGGTTCTGTCTGAATAGTTGCAGTAGATGGATAAGAAACAAAATTGTATCTGCTTGAGTTATTCCAGACATAATTTGTGAAACTTCTGTCTTTCATTTCCATATTTGCTGAAGCATTGCTAAAGAAATCTGCAGGCTCACTCCGAGCAACATTTTGCAAATAAGACAAAACATTATCTCCAGGAGAATTGATATCGTAGCCAATAAGAGTATGGCCACCTTCAATGCCTGCATAAGTCGCAGTGCCAAAACCATTAGCCGCCATGACGGACTTGATTCTTTCGCTAGTAGCTTCAACTTCATATTGCGTGCCACCAGTCAAGCTTGCATTGCTGACTTTATAGAGCAGGTCTAAAGCAGACACAGTTGCTTGCCCATTGAAGCCAGAGTCTTCATAAGTGAATTGCCAGTCCTGAACAAAGCCAGTGAATCTTCTAATCCCATTACTGCTGATTCTGATGTTGCCCGAAGGTTGAACAATTGTGTAGCCACCAGCACCATACCAAAGTGGAGAAGAAGTATTCAATGGGTCAAAAACACGATTATTGTTTACAAAAGTTATATTTACTGAACCTGCAGAAAAGTCTTCTAAAGCACGACTAATTCCACGACTAATTGAAATGCTCTGAACATATTGAGTCACATCAACATACGAACTTGCACCAAACTGAAGTTCTACAAGATAACTAGGACTAGGCATTGTCTCTAATTCGCAGGTTTCTTAGGTGGAACTAGGAAAGATGGAACAGTGCCATTTTGTTTAGTGTATTTAGCGAAAGTATTTACGACAGCTTTCGGATCGGCATTAGGAACATTTATAGTTATGTTATTTGTAACCGTAGACGTGGTTTGCGGTTTAGCAAAAGTAGGTCTTTTATTATTATTAAGTGCTGCTTGTGTTCTCGCATTCGCATTGATTGCATATTGTTTCCATTCTGCGTTAGTTACAGGCATAGTAGAAGCAGGAACAGGGTTAAAAACACTTGGTAATTTATTTGTGGGAGTCGCTTTAAAATAAGTTCCATAAAAAGGAGCGTTAGCTGCTTCCTGTGCATTTCGTTTAGCAATTCTTTGTTCAGGTGTTAAACCATCTCTACTAGCGGTATCACCAGAAAGAGAAAGAACAGTTGCTACAGTTCCAACAACTGGAAGCCCGATTAGTTTGGTTAAACCTTTGCCTTTACTTCCCCCGCCAGCAACAATAGGACTTCCACCCCCGCCACCACCAGCAATAGCAGTCATAGCTGTAATCAGTCCAGCGATTGCCTTACCGCCTGAAGCAAGCACCATAATTGCTTTTAGTGCAAGCAACGCAGGTAGCATCTGGACAAGGCTGGTTGCAACGTTGGCAAATCCTTGGACTGCATTTCCATCACCAAAATAGCCGAAGAAAGTTTTTACACTTTCAATAACCTCGCCAATTGCGTCCTTGATTTCAGTAAAAGTTTTAGCCGCATCAGTCTTAGGGTTTGCAAGATCATCAAAAAATTGCCCTACAACTTCAATAGCTCCACCTTCTTTGCTAATTTCGTCTATAAAGTCAATCAGCACAGGTAGAACAACTGCACCCAGTTTTTCTTTTAGGATGTCCATGCTGTTATTGAACTTCATAAATGGATCAGCATTTTCTTCAGCTAACCCAGCATAAGTTGCGGCAAAATCACCTAAAACATCTTTGCTTGCAGTAAGTTCAGGGAACATCTTTTTAAGTGCAGTCGTATTACCTGCGTATGCTTTGGCAACAGCGTTAGCAATCTTTTCTTGATTCTTACCCGACCCAGCCGCACCATCAAGAGTAATTCTTAGAAGCCTTTGAGCATCTTTTACATTCTTAGTAACATTTCCGAACTTAGCCATTGCAGGTCGTAAATCATCGTCCATAATTCCAGTTTGTAGAGATAAGGATTCAATGAATTTGTCGTTTTCAGTTAGTTGTTTTGCAGTTGCATTTGCGTTGCGAGTCAGTTGAATATTTAGAAGCCGAGTGCTTTTCTCGTCTGCCGCCGCCGCCTTAGCCGCTTCCATCAGCGTGTCCCCGATAGCCTTTAGACCAAAACCTAGACCAATTCCACCGATAACTTTAGAAAGGCTACCAAAGCCTTTATTGGCTTTCTTGATACCAGAGTCATCAAATTTTGATAACAGCTTGATAATGACGGACATTAGTTCAACTTCCTATTAACTTTCAACGCATACTTCTCTACAACCAATTTTAGTTCGGCTTCAACACTCCCCAACTTGCCTTCAACAGCAGGATAAACAAAGTTTGATTTATTGCGTTTCTTTAAGTTCACAATCATTGCTTCACCTTGCCCATTTACTCGGTGAGTTCTTGTGCCACCCTTGTATGAATAAGGTTTAGTTCTAGCATTCCTTGGCACGCCAGATCCTTTACCTGCAATATCTGCAAGGGCAGTTAAAGGAGAAGCAACAATCAATCTAAAGAGAGAAGTGATAGCAAATTTTCTTGAGCCTGTAGCTCTAATTGAGAAATCAACTTTGTTTGCAGGCTTGCCTGCTCCCCAAGCAAGTCTTCCATTTGGGTTCTTTTCTCGGCTCATTCCAGAAAGTGGAGCAACTGAAGGGATTGCTTCTCTGATTGCTGTCTGCGGCCCTTCAGAAATCTTCCTTGCTTCAGCAAGCATTTGCTTCTTTAGCCCAGGCTCAATGGCTTTGATATCGGCAAGCAAGCCTTTAGCATCATAAACAACTTGTTGTGCCATTTATACTCCTAGGATCCATTTTGAGATTGCCAAGCGAACATCATCGTGATTAACATTCGGTCAGATTCCTGCATCAAAACGCTAGGAGCAATCCCAGTGGCTACTGCAAGATTTGCAATAAACCAGTGGTATGAATCTTCCCCTAAGCTTTTATAACTTTTGGGTCAGCGACCGCCACATCTTCAACAAGGTCAGCCCAAGTTTCAAAATCGGCTGAAGTCTTTCCATTTCTAGTTGAAGATAACCAAGCAAGATAGTAAAGGTGAGTGAGCTTTGAAAGCTTATCAATGCTCAAATCAAAGTAGGACTCCCACTTGATTACATCGCTTGCTGAAGTCGTGATTGCAAAGGCTTCGCCTTCATTTAGTTTGATAGTAAGTTCTAGTTTTTGCATGAACTTATTCTAGTCTAAATTAGGCTGTGGCTCTGGAAATCGCTGAAGTTGTCGGCCATGTGATACTGAATGTGGCTAGATCACCAATATTTCCAGAAATCGGAGTCAGGTCGGTGACCAAACAAACTGCAGTGTAAGCAGGGTTGCTTGAGCTTGTCGCTGTTGAAGTTGGTTTGATTACAACTGTTGCGTTAGTTCCAAGCAAAGGCCACAAAGTAGCATCAACTGTTGAAACTGCGTAATCTTGATTGAACTGAAGGGTTAGGCTTCCTTCTTTTAGACCAGCAACACGAGTTACCCAAGTGCTTCCAAAAGCAGTTGTAGTTATGTCGTTAGCAGAAGTCTTCAACTCAACCTGAGTCAAGTAAGAAGCAAGTGCTGTAGAACCATTGATAGAAACATTGAAGTCTGTTGCAACAAAAATTGCCATTTATTTTCCTTATCTTGCGAAAACTTGCACCGAAAACTCGGCACTCAAATAGTCTATACCGTTCACAGTAATAGCCCCATACGCTGAAAGCTCTGCCAGAAAGACTTCATAAGCATTGCCACCCAAAGTCCGATCGGATTCAACAGCCGCCTTGATTGAACCTGAGCCTGGAGCAACCCAAATGTCCAAAGTGTTCTGAGCAGTTCTCTCTGAAACTCTGCCAACAATAACAGTGACTTTGAAAGTGTATTCAGACATACTCTGATTGTTTTGCCTATTGTAAGCAACTTTAGTCAAGCCAATCATTGCCATTGGTGGATTGACCACATCAGGAAGCGTTTCAACAACCCGAAGACCAGAAAGAGTTTTCAGATTATTTGCTAACCCAGTTCTAAGATTGCTAATAGTCATCAAGCACCAGTTCTAAGCAGACGGAATGGATTGATAAGTTGAGCAACATCACCATCAATGCTTGAGCCGACTCGCATGATTCCCAAGTCAGAAACCCCTGCAACACCTAAAGGCGATTCAAGTCGCTTGAATAATCTTGAAGCCTGAATAATGCAAGCAAACTTCACTGGGTCAGGCACAGAAGCCCAACCAAACTGGCCAACAACTTTGACTAAAGCTATGTCTGCCCAGACAGGGAACAAATAGTTATCAGTTGCAGTTATTGCTGAAATCGGATAATAAGCACCATTTGACCATCTGTTAGCAGGAAGCACCTGATAATCAGAAGCCTGCCAAGTGGTATCAAAGATTGTCGGGTCAGTGCTTGCAGTAGTCAATGAAGCAATGCTTTGAGCATCATCAATCCAACATGTAAAGCCATCATTAGCTTTGAAGTATCTGGTTTCTCCAGCAGATCCTGAATAGAAGAATCTGTTGCAATACTGGTCAATCATGCGAGAAGCCGCATTCACGCTGTTCTCAATCAAAGCGTCATCAATGGTGTCTGTAATTCTTAGAGCTGCTTTTACATCTGCAAGGGTGCAATATCCGTTTGTTATCGCCAAAATAAACTCCTAAAGTCAATACCTATTTTAGTCGCTTGCCTGCTATGCGAGCTTTCAAGTCAGTAGTAGAAATGCCTGCTGTATAAGGAACATAAATCAAACCAATTTCATTCTTATCCAGCCAGTCCTGAGTAAATTGCATTTGAGCATAATAATCTTTCCTAGCCCAGTCATCACCGATAACCACAAAATCAGGATCAACTTTAGAAATCGCAACTTTAGAATCAGCGTTTCCACAATTAGGAATTACTGAATCCACAAACTTACAGGCAAGTAGAACTTCTGCTCTGTCCTTGAAAGAAACAACAGGTGGCTTGCCTTTATAGGCTTCAATGAATTCGTCCCTATTTAGAGCAACAACAACCTTTCCATCAACTCCTGCAATTCGCCTACATTGCTTCAAGAATTTCACATGGCCAGAATGAAACAAATCAAATGTGCCGCCTGTATAAACTATCTGTCCCAAGCGTTAGTCCTTCTAATCTCTAAATCCCATTCGCCTTGACTCAAATCATTCTCAGCAAGCTTCTTCTGAAACAACTTCTGATTAGCCAAGAAAGTTCTATCATTCTGGCTGTGAAAGCCACTCTCCAAAGTGCTTGAATTATCGTGGGACAAAACTGCATGAATAAATTTTGCAGGCACACCTGCAGACATCAATCTGTGTTCATAATCATTATCTTCAAAATAAATTGGGTGAAAGCGTTCATCAAACAAGCCAGCCTTCAGGACTGCACCTTCCCCTAAAACAAAGCCACTCCACTTCGGCATGATGCTCAGAAAGTTGATTGCTTTAGGATCTACTTGCTCGCTAATCTTCTTTAAAGCACCTTCACTAAAAACAGAATCGTCATTGACCAAAACCCAGTAAGGAGCAAATGGGGTTGTCTTGATAATTAGATTCAATCCACCACCATAACCTAAGCCATGTGGGACTTGAATAAGCCAAAGATTCTTGACCATCTCAGGCTTAGAAGGAGTCCATTCTCGCTTGCCTGAATTATCTACAATCACCAAATTATCTACAGGATAATCAATGCTTGCCAATAGCCTGTCTGCCAAATCAAATCTTGAATAGGTCAGAAACCCAAGGACTGGAATCATTTAGAAGAAAGCTTCTCAATCAAAGGTTTCCAGGATTCTGCATAAATCTTGTCTGCATCATACTGTTTTGCGAAAGCAAGCGTTTCAGGGAAGTCCTTCTTGCCACGCTGATAAGCCTGCTCCAGAGCATCCACTATTCCAGAAACTAAAGGAATGTTGAACCAAGTGTGCTGACCTGCATCCCAGAAAGGCTGTCCATTGACCAGATATGAATCAGGCGAAGCAAGCTCTGCAGAAGCTGCAAAGTTAGAAGTGATAATAGGCACGCCACAAGCTTGTGCTTCAATCTGTGGAACGCCAAACCCTTCACCATAATTACAGAACAAGCCGACATCCCAAGAAGAATAAATAGCGGCCAAAGTTTCTTGACTAATTCCATACTGATAACCAATTGGATCTACAAAGGAAACCTTCTCTGCAGGAACTCCACAAGCCTGCAGAATGTTGGGAAGCACAAAGCCTGACTGTTTTCCATAAGGTTCAGTATGCAAATAAAGAACAACATCATCGTGCTTGGCGGCAAAGATAGCGAAAGCTAAGAAATTCTCAGCCACAGCCTTTCGGTGAATGAAGCCACCAGCCTTATTAGCAAAGTTCATTCCAACAACAAACTTGTCTTTTCCACGCACAAAATCCCTACCCGAAATGCCTTCAGGGAGATTTGCTGTAGGTTTGAAAATCTTTGTATCAATAGCGTGGGGAATGTATTCGGATTCTAAGCCAGCGTTCTCAATCATAGATTTACCGAACTTGCTCATGGCAATAGGAGTCACATTAGGTTTCTTCAGCCAAGCCAAAACCTTTTCAGGAGCAGGCTGGTGGTCAATCGGTGTCCAGGATGCAATTGGAATACTGTCCAAGGCAGGGTTATCTAAAACCCAAACATCATACAAAGTGATTAGAAAATTTGGTAGCCCTTTATTCTCTGCACTCCAGTGCTGAAAATTTAGTGGAAGCACATCAGTTGAATACTGATTCATTCCCCTTGAATAATGTGGAATCAAACCTGATCCTGTTTCAATTAGGCTATTGACTCCTTCGCCACCATAGTTAGAAAGCATGGCCACTTTATGTCCATCTTTTACAAGCCTAGAAATCACTTGTTTAGATTGCGTGCCATAACCTGTCGGCTGATTGAGTGAATTTGAATACCAAGAAATGCATGAATTAGTCATGCGAATAGCCTAATAGAAAACACTCCCTAAATCTGCTACGAAACAGAAATAGGGAGTGCTTCTAAATAAGTGGGTAAGCCTTAGCTTGCTCCACCCTTGAACTTCTTGATGTTGGCTTTCTGCACGAGTGCTGAGTCCACACGCCAAGTCGCACGCCACGTGGCCAAGTCGTTTCCGAATGCGTAGTCATCACTGCGATCAACCTGAAGACCACCAGCGTTGCGGATATAAAGTGCCTTCATATCTCCAACAGCAAGTGAGTTAGCTCCAGTAGCAGGTGATGGCATTGAAGGAGTTTCAATAACTGGAACACCTAGAACTAGATCACGCTTGTCTAGACCTGTTCCAATATCAAACAGGTATTGACCATAAGAGTCCTTTAGCTTTCTCAAAGCTGCAATAGAAGTGCTGTTTGCAAGCATTGCGAAAGTAGGCTTCTGACGAAGTGATCCATCTAGAGAATAAACAAGGTCAATTACGTTATCCGCTGAGAACGCACCTGAAACACCTGTTGAACCAGTAACACCAGTGCCAGCAACTGGTAAGAACCCTGTTGGTTCTACCACGCCTGTTCCGTTGATAATCTTGTCGCCAATTGCATAACCGAAAGAGTTACCAAACTGTTCAGCCAAGAAACCAATAACATCTACGCCTGCATCCAGGACTAGTTCTCTAGCCAACTGGCTAAGTGCTGAGAACTTGTAAGATCCAAGTGTGGTGAAGGTATTGAAGGTCGGTTCTGACGTGCCGATGCTTGAACCAGCACCAACGATTGTTGCAGTTGAGAAAGCAGACTGCGATGGAATCTGTAGATTCTCACCTGAAGCAGTGTTGATAACAGTTGCATACTCAAGCAATGGGTTAACTAGACGAGCAACCTTCACGATTTCTGAATAGAAATTTGTAGGCACAGGTGCACCAGTTGTGCTTGGGGTGATAGCACGGAACTCGTGGCCACGAACTTCACCAAGGATCATCTTGCGAAGAATGTCTGACTCTGTGTCTGAAACAGTTGCACCAGCGAAATCTACAGCGGCCTTAGTCATTACTTCGGCAACCTTTGCTTCACGCTGTTCTAGTTCAATTAGTTCATTACGCTTGTTAATTTCAGCAGTAAGATTTGCATACTTTGCTTCATCTTCGCCAGTCCAAACATTGCCACGAGCTTCAACTGAATCAATCAGTTCTTTAGCTTCATGCCATGCTTTCGCCTTAGCATCAACCTGCTTTGAGATAAATTCACTCATTAGGTTTCGTTCCTTTCAAGAACATAAATAGGGAGTTTTAGATTCAGAGATAAACTCACATAATCCGATCGGGGATAAACGCACCGACAAATTCATTTTATACCGAAGAAATAGATACGCCAGATAGAAGAAAACCCCTTGGGACAAATCAAGGGGAAAGAATTAGTTTTCTTTTTTATGCGACCAGAAAAGGAATCTGGCAATCGCAACGCTAGTCTATACCTTTAGCATCAATAAATCCAACTGCTTCTTCTTCATGCCAAGCAGGTCTTGGGGATTAGTGATTTCAGGGTCTTTCTGAAGCACCTTATTCAGCGTTTCAGTTAGAAGCTCGCCTTGGCGTTCAGTCAATTCTTCGCCCGATTCAAGGGCTAGAAGGGCAGATGTAAGTTCTTCGGCTGAAACTCCCCTAATCTCTGCTAACTTGGCAATCATTTCTGCAAGCTCTGGCAAGGATCTTACAGAAGCAGTTCCTTCAGTTGATGTGTAAGCAGGAAAAGCGACCAAGCTTGTTTCGTGGATATTGATTCGCTTCAAAACTCTCTGGTCTGCTGTAATCCATTCATCGCCACCTTGTGGGACTCTGAATCCAAAACTAAAGGCATTCACATCACCACGCTTGATTAGAGTTGCCGCATCTCTACCAGCCTGAGTGTCTGGCAAGTCTGCTTCAAGCAGAAGACCAAAATTGTCTTCTATAAGGCGTAGCGTTCCTGCTCTAGTTGAACCTAGAACGATGCTTGTATCGTGATTCCAAAGAAGCTTGATATCGTTTCTAGACTTTAGAGAATCTCTAAATGCTCCAGGCTGAATTGTTTCAGTGAAAGGCAAAGGCTGGCTTGCAGAGTTGAAAACTGCCGCATAGCCACGCAAAGTCATGCCATCGCCTTCAGCACGGATTTCTAGGTCATGGATAGCCTGTCTTCTTTCTATGCCCTTGGCTACTCTTTCGCCACGCTTCGCTAATTCAGCGACCTGCTCTGGCTCAACAAAACGAACTGCATCTTCTTCAATAACAGAAACATCCATGACTGGAACATCTTCTGCAACTGCAGGCTGTTCGGCACTCTCCACCAATTCTGATAAATCAGAAACAGTTTCAACAAGCTTGCCAACAAGTTCTAGGACATCTCCCTTCAACTCTTCAAGTTGCCCTAATAGATATTCTTTACTCATAGAGTTTTCTTCCATTTGCATTTCTTCCAATTGCCTTACTCCATCCATAGCAGGTAAATCATTCGGTGAATAAACTGCTTCAACACCAGCACTTCTGTAAGCAGCTCTGGCTTCAGCATTATTTTCAACCACAAAAACCACATTCAACTCATCTGCTAAGAACTCTGAAGCAACTTTGCCTTTGAATCTAGCACTTTCATTTTGGTTATCAGGTTGCATTACTAACCTTGAATAACTCACTTCCAGTTTATCTAGTAAATCTTTAGTTGCGTTCCGATCTGATTCGTGCCTACCAGTCACAATAACTAAATCAACATTCTGAGATTGAATCCAAGAATAAAGATAAGAATTCAACTGTCCATCAACAAGTAAAGTGTCATCAAAATCACTGATGCCAATTTGGTTTGGCAATGCTCTAACAGAAGATTCGCTTGGCAAATTATTTACCCAACTTTCTCCTGCATCACCACCCCAAGCATCCCACGCAACTCTGCCTGCACTTGGGTAGCCTTCTTCACCAGAATTGAATCCTTGGGCTTTCTTATCTACAGCGTGCCTAGCAAAATAACTAATCATTCTATTGACTGTTTCTGCAGAGATGTCTTGCCCTGAAGCTAACTGGGAAGCCCTTCTTCTGCCAACAGCAGTGAATCCACTGCCTGCAAATCCTTCTTCAATCCACTTCAAAGCTCTTTTAGCGGCATTAGCCACACCTTCAGGTGGTGAATACTGGCCTTCAGCGACAGCCCGAACATTTAGAAAAGTCTTCATTAGTCCTGCTTCTGAATCATCACGCCAAGTTGCCAAGACCCAGTTGCAGTTCTTGCGTAAAGTGAATCTCCTGGGTCAATAGTTATTTGAAGAAATACTGCAGGGCTAATCTCAACTGACTGCCCAGCGACCAAATCAGATCCACCAATATAAATCAGACGGCCATCAGTCTTTTCAAGATTGTGGATGGTAGCTCTAACTGGCTGAATGTCTGGAGAAACAATTTCAACTAACGCTGTCCCAACAGTAAAAGCAGATTGACTTATCGGCATTATTCCCCTGTTTCATAACTGCCATCAGGCACAGTTGTTGGATTTTGCAATTGAACTGTCGGTAATCCTGTGTGAGCAATCTTAGGCAAGCCCAAAACAGTCAAAACATCTTCAGGAACAAAGCCTAGAGAAATCAGTTTTTGAGCCATAGTGATCTTAGTTTCGTCTTCAGTTAGAGAAGCCGCTGAGATGTCCACATTTGCTAGTGGAACTCTGATTACATCGCCACCTTCAATTGGTTGCATATTCTCTTTTCTTCTAACTTCATTAGTAGAGAACACACCATTCTGAAGCATCTTTGAGTAGCCTTCAATTCTTGTCGCATAATCTCCCCTAAGAAGGTCATCCGTATTGAAAGACAAGAAAGCATAATCAGGAAGCAGACTGGAGAAAGCATCTTCAAGTTTTGCTAACCAAGGTCTAAGCGTATGAGTCACAAACGCAATCTGCTTCTGCTCAATGCTGTTGTAAGACTGACCACCATTGTTCAATCCGATCATGTCTGTCGGAACACGATAAGCTCTGGCAATGTCTTCAACTGCAAGTCTTCTTGAGTCAAGCATTTGGGCTTGGTCATTAGCAATTGTTGTCGGCTTGAAAGTTGCTCCACCTGAAAGGATTCCAGTCTTGTGGGCTTTTCTAAATCCCTTGTGCTGTCTATCAAATGACTTTGCAAGATTCTCTGCTTGGTCAGAAGTCAATGCTCCAGGATATTCAATTACACCCTGTGTGAGTGTGCCTTGTCCAAAGAAGCGAGCCGCAAAGCTTTCAAGGGCAATCGCTAACCCGATGTTTTCCTTCAAAGTATCAATTGGAGATTTGGCTCTGGAATCGCCTGCCATGATAATTGATCCAGAAATGTGAAGAACATCATCGCTTGTAAGAAGCTTCTGAGTTTCTCCAGCGTAAGTAAATAACTTTTGCCCTAAAGAATTCTTTGAAACATTTACAGCCAAAGGATTCAGGACAACCATGTTAACAATCTTGCCTTGGTCATCTCTGAAGATTCTCACGAAAGCATTGCCATCAGTCAGAAGGCTGATTAGAGTCTGTTGCCAGAAAGCCACGCTTGGCATTGAAACATCTGGCTTGATAACCCAAGCAGGTCTAGGTCTATAAGGCGTAGCAATTCCATCTTTGCGAATATAAGTATCAACAGGCAAAGCAGAAATAGTGTCTGAGATTAGAGAAACACAAGCCCAAATTGCATTGACCTGAAGCGAAGTGTTGTAATCAACATACGCTGAAGATTGAGTTTCATAAGAAGTCAAATCCCCTGCACCCCAGAGAGATTGAAAAGAAATTGCTCTAGATTCTCTTAGATTTCCTAGCATTATTTATTCCTTCTTTCCAAAGCCAACCCAAATAAAAGGACTCCAGTTCCTGCAACAACTAAACCTGCAGGAATATAAATTAGTGAAATAGCGATAGCAATTACTGAGATTCCAACTGCTTGCAAGATTGTAGATAACAAAGGCATCCTTAGAAAACAAAAAATTCTGGAACAATATCCATTTCTAGTTTAGTAGTTGCTCTATCATAAGCCATCACAAAAGCCACAGCCGCATCTATCTTTCTGGCACTGTTGCGAGATTCTTTGACGATTCTTGCACCCATAGCATCAATCTTGAGCATTGAGTTATCCAAGTGGCGAGCAAGCAAAGGATTACCATCATGCGTCAAAGTAGCTTCAGTCACTGAATCAAAGACTTTCTGGCAAGCAGGAATCATACGCCTAGGACTGGTGCAAGGGAACTCCACAATTGGCAAACCTAAATCCTGAAGAACTGCCATGCTTCTTTGCCATCTAAAAGGGTCAAAGGCAATCTCTTTTACATTCCTGTATTTCTGGCAGAACATCTTTATTGTTTCTTCAACTTCTAAAGTATCAACACGCCACTCTGCATTATCTGTCGGTTGCTTCTCCCAGGCTTTGACCAAGAATACATGTGGCTTCTGCTCTTTAGTCTTAGGGATGGTCACTCCTACGATGGCTGTGGTATCTCCAGAAAAGGATCCATCCACGCCAAGAATAATTTCTGCATCTTCAGCAACTTCAATCTCTGCTCTAAGCGTTCCCCAAACACCTGCAGGAAGCCAAGCGTTCTGTGAGCTTACCCATTGATTGCATCTCTTAGTTCTAAACTCTGCTTCAGGAGTTCGCTTGACCATAGATTCAAAGTCGCTTTTAGAATTCAAATCTCCATAAGCAGGATTTGCTTTTATCCAAGTTTCTTCAAGCCTGTGGTCTGCATCTAAAGGTGCTTCCCACCAAGCCATGTAAAAGCTAGGGTCATCAATTTCACCTGAAGCAACTTTCTGTCCGTATTTGTAAAGTTGATAAGCAGTTGAATCTTGACCTGTTGAATCAGATTTCACTCCACAAGTAGTTGTTGCTAACATAATCGGCTGTTTTCTTGAAGCCATAGACAGTTGCATAACATCCCACATTGTCCGATCCTGCAGAGCATGAATTTCGTCAAAGATAACTGCAGAAGCGTTCAAACCTTCCTTTGAGTAAGCTTCGGCTGAAAGGACTCGCCAGACTGAACCAGTTTCAGGGACTTCAATCACATCTCTGTAAATGTTGCACATAGCCGCAAGTTCAGGTTCTCTTTCAATAATCTTTCGGGCATCACCGAAAGTAATTCTTGCCTGCTCCTTTTCAGCTGCACAAGAATAAACTTCACCACCGTCATCTCCATTGAAAAGAAACCAAAGACCAAGCCCAGTGATTAGAGCCGACTTTCCGTTTTTCCTAGCCATTGACCAAATGGCTGTTCTTTTCTGGAAAAGTCCGTTCTCGTCTAAAACTAAAGTTTCTTCTAGAAGCTTTTCCTGCCAAGGTCTAAGCCGAATAGACTCACCAGAGTTTCCTGCAACAGAATCCTTTGTAAGAGTCACAAAAGTATTTATGAAATCAATTGCATCTGCACCTTTAGAGCCAAAGTCAGATTTTGTTGGAGTCACCCAAGCAGGTGGCCAAGAACTATTTAGATTCTCCATTAGCCCTTGCTTCTTGTCTTCGCTTCAACGCATCCATCTTACTGATTGCTTTGACTTCAGCCACGCCTAATCTGGATCTGTCTGAAGGGGTAAATCCAAGAAGGCTCAAGTTGCTAATAATTCTAGAATCTAGTTCTCTCAAAGCTTTGCGTTCTCGCCAGTCATTATTTTGCATTACTTTGACTCTTAGATTCCATCTTTCGTCCATCAATTCACAAGTCATCAATAAAATTTCTGAATCAGAATTAGGGCTAATCCAAGTCAAACCTGAAGTCCAAATCTTCTCCCAAAACTCTTTTCCATACTTTAGAAGTGGGCGAGCAGGTTCAGGAATTCTAGCAATAGGTTCTAAAAGTTGAATTTGATTTGAATCTGGTAAAGGTCTTCGCCCAGGATTCCCCAACTTTCTTTTCACTTCAGTCGGTTTAGAAGGTCTTCCTGCAGGCATAAATTAGTCCTTGGGGTGGAGCAGTAGGGTCGGAGTCGCACCGCCTTGTTCTGACTGGAAGCCAGTTGCATCACTATCAATGCTTCTACCGCCTATCCCCTTATACATGGTAGCACCTTGTCTTTGAATTTCACTGAAAGGCAAAATCGGCACAGTCAATCTGTCCTTAGCTTCAGAATTCAAGAAATACATGTAGCGAAGTTGAAAGCCAGCCAACGGAGCTGCACCATTCTTCTTCCAATAGGTCGCATTTCCACCACCTGGAAGACCGACATTCAAACTAAGGTCAGTCATGATCTCCCCATTCGGCATCTTCAAGATTGTCTTATTCTTCTTCAAGCCAGTCAAAGAAAAACCACTAGCCCGATAAATAGTTCCATCGCCACATTGAGTTCCGTCAGCAAAGCTAATGACCCACTCCACTTTCGGTGCGTGCTTCTTCAACATCTTCATTGCCACGCTAATTGCTCTGCTCTCAGAATTCTTAGGGAGCACATCAGTGAAAGCCATGCGATTCAATTCAAGAAAACCATTCCAAGCAGTATCTTTGACCAAGCCGATTACTTTACTCTTATCCAGTGAAGGGCCGAACGACATCACGCCTTCAAGCGAGCCTGCAAAGAAAACGCCAAGATGCAACTGGCTATTGGAAACAACTTTGCCACTGTAATGAACACGCTTGACTAGAGCATTCGCTTCCTTAGAAGAAATAGGTTTCACCACGATATCTTTGGCAGACATTTATCTACCTAACCAAGCTTCAACAATCCTGAAGATGGCGTTGCCATTGCTGTTTGAATTTAGATCCAAATCAAACTCACCCAAAGCCTTGCTCTTATCCAAGGCGAAGCGAATCAAGTCAGCCTGTGAATTGTGAAGCGTAAAAGAAACTGTTTCCATTTCACCTTTATCGCCACCAAGCTTTTCAAAGGCTTCTTCTAATTCGTCTTCTCCAGGCTGGTCAATTTTGAAGAAACCAAAATCTTCAATCTGAAAGTCTGCTTCTTCAAGTTCAATCAACTGAGAAGCCAACACTTCCTTATCCCACTCAGCCAATTCTGCAGACCGATTATCTGCCAGAGCATAAGCCTTGACTTTATCTGCATCCCAATTATCTGGAATCAATGCCACTTCAATCTCTTTCCACCCCAAGGATCTTGCGGCCACAATAGTTCCGTTTCCAGCCACCACAGTATTTCGCCAAACAACAATTGGCTTTCTCTGCCCAAAGGCTTTCAAGCTTTCAGCGATGACCTTCAAATTCTGGTCATCATGCTTTCTTGCATTATTCGGGTCAAGGGATAAGTCATCAATTTTCAAAGTCGCAATATTCATGACCTAAGCCTATTTCAAAAAAGGCATAATTTTGCGAATACCTGCAAAAAAA